AATCAAACTGGACAAGATCCTTGTTCATCAACATACGTTTCTAATTTAATACAATTAGATAATCCAGCGACTGACCTTAAAGTAGAGTTTGCTGCATATCGAAGATCCAGTGCTGATATTCGTGTATTCTTTAAGACTATTGCAGAAGGGTCAAGTGAAAATAGTATGGATGTTGATTTTGAACTATTTCCAGGCTTTGATAATATTGACCAAAATGGTAAAGTTATCAACATCTCAAATAACAGTGGAAGACCTGATGACGAAGTAACTTCCTCAGTTGGTACTGAATTTAAGGATTATAGTTTCAGTTCAAGAGAATTACCACCATTCACTAAGTTCCAAATTAAAATTGATATGGTTGGAACTGATCAAGCAAAACCACCATTTATTAAAGAACTTAGAGCCATCGCAGTTGCATAATGACAAATTACACTCCAGTTGAGGGAAAGTCTGGACTCTTTCGAGATTCAGAATCCACAGCTATTATTAATAAAGATAAAAAGGCATACCTTGCATATATGCAAAGAAAAAAGGATGCAGAAAATAAAAATCTGGAGTTAAAAAAAATGAAAGAGGATCTTGACAATGTGAAAGGTGAGTTAGGAGAAATTAAAGGTCTTTTATCTACTCTTGTTCAAAAACTAAATAATTAGAAAAATGGCACAACAGGTAATCACTTTTGATCCAGATGTCGCTGTTCCATATGGTGTAAATCTTACCATATTTTCTGGTGCTGATTTTAACACTACTTTCACGATTAGAACTTCTGCTGGTTCAAGTATAGATTTTTCTAACTATACTGGAAGAAGCAACATGAAGAAATCTTCGATTGGAACTGCAAATACTTTTGGTGTGACACTTGGAGATACAAATGGTAAAGTTACTCTTTCTATGGGTTCAACTGTAACCAGAAGTTTATCCGAAGGTAGATATCTATACGATGTTAATGTAAGTTCTGGTTCTACTTTCTTTAAAATTATAGAGGGTAATGTGCTTGTTAGAACAGGTATTTCAACTTAGAGGTGAAGAATGGCTCAACCAACTTCAAGAGAAGGTTTAATAGATTACGCAAAAAGACAGCTTGGATTTCCTGTCTTAGAGATTAACGTTGCAGATGAACAATTTCAAGATCTGTTAGACGATGCTATCCAAATATATCAAGAGAGACATTATGATGGTATCGCAAGGATGTATTTGAAGTATAAAATTACACAAGATGATATTGATAGAGGACAAGCGAGAGGAGGAGATTCAACTTTAGGAATCACAACAACCACTACAACATCGACTGTTGGATTATCTACAACTTTTAATATAGAAGAAAATAATAATTATATACAAATGCCTCCATCTGTGATTGGAGTAAATCAAATATTTAAAGTTAGATCAGATACTGTTTATGATGGTTTATTTAACATTCGGTATCAGTTATTTTTAAATGACTTATATGCATTTGGATCAATTGATCTTCTTCAATATGCAATGGTTCAAACTAAACTTGAAGATATTACTTTCTTACTAAATCCAGATGTAAGGTATAGATTTAATATTCGTCAAGATCGTCTTTACATTGATGTTGATTGGGCACAAATAAACAAAGATGATTTTTTCGTAATTGACTGTTTCCGAATTTTAGATCCAGATGATTTTACAAAAGTATATAATGATCAATTTTTGAAGAGATATTTTACAGCATTATGTAAAAGACAATGGGGACAAAATTTAATTAAATTTCAAGGAGTTCAATTGCCTGGCGGTATTCAATTAAATGGTCGTCAAATTTATGATGACGGTGTTGCAGAATTGGCAGAGATTAGAGCCAAGATGGCAAGTGATTATGAAATGCCTCCACTTGATATGATTGGATAATGTTAAATCCGTTTTTTCTACAAGGCTCTAAAGGGGAGCAAGGTTTAGTTCAAGACTTAGTTAATGAACAACTAAGGATGTATGGCATTGAGTGTCATTATATCCCTCGTAAATTAATGACATCTAGGACGATTATGAAAGAAGTGGTTGAATCTAGATTTGATCAGGCATTTCCCCTTGAGGCATATTTGATGAATATTGATGGGTATGCTGGACAGGGAGATATTCTTACAAAATTTGGTGTTAGAGTAACTGATGAGGCAACTTTCGTAATATCTAAAGAAAGGTTTGAGGAAGCAGTCGCACCGTTTTTAGAACAACAAGAAGATGATTATGAATTATCAAATCGACCAAAAGAAGGAGATTTAATATTCTTTCCTTTAGGAAAAAGAATGTTTGAAATAAAATTTGTAGAACACGAGAGACCATTTTATCAATTACAAAAAAATTACGTTTATCAATTACAATGTGAACTCTTTGAATATGAAGATGAAGTTATTGATACAAATGTCAATGCAATTGATGAAGTTGTTCAAACAGAGGGTTATATTGCAAGACTAGTTTTATCAGGTGTTGGTAGCACTGCAACTGCAAACACAACTCTTAACTTTGGAGCTGTTCAACAGATATTCTTACAAAATGACGGATATGGATATCTTACTGCACCAACTGTTTCGATCAGTACTTCACCTGGCGTAGATGCGACTGCGGTTGCAATCATGACATCTCGATCAGGTATTGGAACTGCTAAATCTATAGATAAAATTCTTTTAATCAATCCTGGCAGTGGATACATCGGAATACCAACTGTAACCGTGCCAGGCACTGGTATAGCGACTGCTGGCATCACTACTTTAGGTTCGGTAGGTATTGTTACAATTACGTCTGGTGGTTCTGGTTACACCACAACACCAAATGTTGCGATTACTACCGCACCATCAGGAGGAACAGATGCGACTGCTGAGGCAGTAATGGTTGGTGGAACAATCAGTGCGATCAGAATTAGTAACGCTGGTAGTGGATATACAACTGCACCAACAATCACAGTCGGCGCTGCAACGTCGATAGGAGATGGTGATTATATATTTAATGAAATTGTTCAAGTTTCATCAGACTCCTCAGAAACTGCAAGAGTTAAAGTTTGGGATTCATCCTCTAGAACACTCGATGTAAGTATTTTAACTAAGATGCAATTCCAAGTTGGTGAGAAGATTAAAGGTCTTGAATCTGGTGCGGAATATGTGATCTTATCCGTAGATTATGACACACCAAATGATTATCCAAACTCACAATACAAGGCAGACCAATATAATGATAATGCAGACTTTGAGACCGAGGCTGATGCGATTCTGGACTTCTCTGAAGGTAATCCGTTCGGAACATTCTAAATAGTTAGAAAGCTTTGATATGTTAGGTACTTATTTCTATCATGAGATATTAAGAAA